AATACATTTCTTGCTTTTTTTAATGCTTGTTGAAATGCACCAAGATCAGTTCGTGCTATAAGAGTTTCATCTACTTCACCACGAGTAAAACTGTTTTGGTGTACTCTTTGTGTTGCCATTCATTAACTACTACTTCTTGGTACAACTGCTCTTATACCATCTGCAGTACCTCTGTTTCTAACTTCAATCAATAAACTTGTATTTAGTTTTCTTGTAGTTTGTGTTTGTGATTCCATACTTCTTGCAAGAACTAATTGTTGATTTGCTCTTTTTTGATACAAAGTAGATAAACCATCATTTCGTGCTATTGCACCTGCAAATAAACTAGCTAGTTCAAATACAACTGCTTGAGTAAAATAATCAGGAAACTCTTTCTCGTGTGGTTGATATGTATAATGACATACTACAACATCACTAGAACTTGTGTTTGTAAATAATTCTTCGTTATATCTATCAAATACAATTACATTATCTGACACAGTAACAGTATGTATTAGTATTGCATCATTAGGTATTTGATATGCAGAATCCCATTTATCCAAGGGATCTGTCGCAAGTTTTGTAAGCTGTGCTTGTTTTGTTGCAAATCTCCATCTTGCTTTTGTAAGTAACGAGCGTAATGTTGTTTCATATAACTGATTAGCTACCTTACTTTCTACAGTATTATCTGTAAATGAAGCAATTGTATTTGCTCCTATTAAAACTAAACCTTGATTGCATATATCTATTTTACTTACCATAATTTAAATATCGGGGGAGTTTCCTCCCCCAATACCCTATGTACCATTAATACAAGTAACTGTAGCCGCCGCTGTTGCACTTGATACAACAAGGACATCTACTGTTCTTGTGCCACCGGTTGACCCAACAGTAATGATAATATCATTCTGATGTAGCTGATTAGTGGCATTGTTAAAATATCCTGATCCCGCAATAGTACCTACGGCATCTGCAGAATTGTAGAGAAATACATTTTGATCTCCACCACCTGCAATCTTTTTTAAGTTTGCTTGAGTAAAAGCCATAATTTATCTCCCTATTCTGTTATTTGACATTCAATCGCACCTTCATTGTCAATCATCACAGCACCCATAGACATATATGAAGTGATAAGATTACTGACCTTTTCAGGTATATAGTTTACTTCAGTTCTAATATCAGAACCCATAGCTAGGCCAACAGATGATCTGTGCCAAGCGTGGCAATCTCTAGTAGAACCAGAGAGTGATAACCCAGAGAATGAGAACCATAAGAATCCTAACCATCTCTTAGCCGTCATACCACCCGAATATGGTAATTCTTTTTCACCGATATATTCTGCTCTTGAGAATTGGTCAATTTGTAATAAATCTGCCCAACCTGCTGAAGAAACAACAAAATATCTTTGTCCGTCATCAGGAATATCAGCTGTACCAAAATTTTCGTAAACTGTTAACGCCTTTGCAAGAGTTAATCCTGCAGAGCCGTGTACGACATTGTTACTATTTGTGCCTGCATCTAGCACATCAACAATAAGTTGATCTGTTTTTCTACCTAGAGCGGCGGCTGAAGATTGAGAAAGAACTTGTCTTTCATCAATATTAGTTTTCAACTCATCTAGTCTATCAACGAAATCCGCCGCATAGAAATCAGATAGAGTTACATCAACTGTATTGTGAGTTATTTCCATAGTTGGAACATTGGCGTGTCTTGATTTCTCAGTTGCACTACCTTTGCCCACCTTTTGGAATCTCGCTTGATTGCCTTTTACATTATTAAGCTGTCTTACTGTATTCCTCAGTTTTGAACCCATACGCTGATATGCCATATGGACTTCTGATTCAAACTGCTTAATAAAGGCAGTAGTAATGGAAGTTGCCATAACTATCTCCTATAAAGTTAATATTACAGTTTATGAATTGTCCGCAGAGTTCTGATATCGGGTTATCCAACGAGGGCCACACACATTATCTATGGGTTCACCTAAAAAACCTTTCGGTTCTAAATAAAAATACTTCATTTTTACATTTTTGACAAGTATCTGTCTATCAGAAATAGTAAACCCCATATATTTTACCCATCTTAGCGTTGCTTGTTGTTCTTCCGTTGCAACATTCCAAAGAAATTTATACTTACTTGCTAACCATTGAAACACTCTTTTTTGATGTTTCATAAATTTAAAACTGTCAAATGGTTCTGTACTACTGAGCCACCACGCCGTACCTCTTTGTGGGTTTCCCTTTTCTCCACAACAACCAAACATTGCTACTACTTCGTGATTATCTTTGTACACAGAAAATGTATGTACATTAGGTCTATTAATTCTAAATGGATATAACAATACCCATAATGGTTCTTTTCCTGTTACTGCAAGTTCGTATTTGTCTGTCTGCTTTAATTTCTGAGCTAAGACAAAGCAGTCATCAGGAACTGCTACATCCATATACATTATCTATAAAGTCTTTGAAATGCATCCTCAACTTTTGCAACATAAGATTCATCTCTTTCTTTAGGATCAAAGTAACGAGGATCTTTCATCATTTGTTGCACATCTTTTAAAGTTAATCTATTAGCAGGTTCTGTTGGTGCATTAGATATATTTTGATTTTGCATCTGCATTACCTTTTCAAGTATTTCAATACCTTGTGCTGATTGTCCTAAAGTTGATTGTAGATACTCATAATCTTCTGCACCAAAATGACTCTGTGCAAAAGAGTCTACTGCATCAATACGAGCATTAGCATTTTCTCCAAGTTTACTTTGCTCTTCTTCTAAGTTTGGTTGATAATGTTGTTGTGCACTAATAAACTTATTAATACCTGCTTCAAACATTTCTTGATTATATGCATTTTCTTCGCAATGATCCATCCACCAATCAAACAATGGATTTTCTACAACTTGTGCTTCAGTTATTTCTTCAGGTAATGCAGGTAACTCATATTGTTCAGGAACTTCTGATTCTGCTTCTTGAGATAATTCTGCAATTATTTGTTCTTTTAAGTCTTCTTTTTTTCCTCCAACAAACTGCTCTAAATCTTTATATCCTTTTTCTAAATCTTCTTGCGACTTAAATTTACCTAATATAAGTTCTTGTTCTGTTGTTTCTACTTCAGTTACATCATTAGGTCTTTCAGAAAGATTTTGTGGTTCTTGTGGCTGTTCTTGTGGTTGAGGCTGAGGTTCTGCCTGAGATTGTTCAGGTGTTGACTCTTGTACTTCTTCAACATTATCTGACATTTTGTTTCTCCTTTATAATGTTTTGACTTCTACCTTTGTTTAGTCGGCGTTGTATTAAACCTACAATATAGCGTTGACCTTCTATATGGCGTAACTGATTATCAGAAATTTCTGATCCTGCTACTGCTTCTATAGTTATTTGGCGTAGATATTTAAGTACCTCTGCACCCGCATCAAGTTTAAATACACTCTCAAAAATAAAATTAAGACGGGTTTCTTCGTCAGGACTTCGCTCAAAATTATCTAATCCTACTATACGATTAGGTTTTGGTTTCATTCTATTTATATATCACCCTGTAAAAGATTTTGCAACATTAGATACTTCTTGTGGACTTATTCCTTGTTGTTGCATATTAGCACCCATTTGTTGTAACTGTTGTCCTGCTTGAATCATCTCTTCATCAGACCTAATAAGTTCTTCAGGAACACCTAGTTTTTTTGCAATAAACTTAGCCATATCTTGTTGTTTAATTAATAGATTAGTTATTTGTGGGCCAACTCTACCTTGGAGCATTGCAACAAATCTATCTATCGTAGCAACATCTTGTTGTTGCTGTGCCTGTGCTAACGGGGAAGACGATCGTATTTTTATTTCTCTACCATTAACAGTTGGAACATTTATTCTGCCTTGTTTTTTTAATATATATATTACTCTTTGCAACACAGGATTTACTAATTCTGCTTGCAATCTACCAAACGCCGCACCAATTTGACGAGAAAGATCAGCCATTCTTTCAGCTACTTCTGTTGCAGACATTGGTGTTTTTTCATTAGGATTACCTAACATATCATTGTATAATGCTTTTTTAATATTAGTTCGCATATCTCTTATAACTAAATCAGATACCTGAAAGTTTCCTGCAGGTTGTATTGGAGTTAAACCACTACTGCCTACTGCTTTAGGTATAATAGTTCCGGGAATCAGTTGAATGTTATCAACATTAATTACACCATCATCTTCTACCTGATACATTCCAGATATAGCCATTTGAGCATTTTCTAATATTAATTCAATAACAAGATTCGCTGTTTTTATTGCAGGTAAAGCCATCTGTAGCGGGCCTCTTCCATATACTTCTCCTGCACATTTGCTCCATCTATAAACAATAAATGGATTTGAACCTATTCCTTTAAATGTATCTGTAAATAATTCAGCATCATACATCTCTGAAATCACACAATATATGTATTCTTCCTCTTTTGTATTCTCATAGTTTCTATAAACAACCTCTACAACTTTGCAATCCTTATCAGGGTTTTTACTCATTTCTTCTACCATCCGTTCAGGTAGTTTTGCTTTAGGATATGCCACCATTATCTGTTTGAATTTAATATATCGTTCTCTAAATATATGGTCTATCTTATCATCATAACCTGAGTCTAATAATACTTGTGGTAAAGGAATGGATCTAAATCTTATTGGTTGTACAGCATCTCCTTCTTCTACAAGTAAAACACCTGTACCTACGGCGCAATCTAAAAATGTTTCATGCACCTCTTGTGAAAAATTAGAGTTTTGTAATATTTCAAATATATATTCAGTAACTTGATCTAAGTTTTCATTAACTGCTTTTTGTTGATCTTTTGGTATTTCTGTTCCTGATACTAAATCTGCCCATCTTGCATAGTTAGGAACAATACCTGCCTGTAAACGAGATGCAAATTCTTGAACGCCTACAACGGCAGTTTCGTCAAATATAGATTCGCTTCTTCTTTTAGCTATGCTTTCTGAATAAAAAGATTCTCTTTGTGGTAAAGCGTATTCGTAACAATCTTCAAAAATAGGAGTCCATTGGTCTTTTACAGCTTTAGCTTTTCTATATCGTGCTAATAACTGTTTAACTTTAGATTCACTATAATCTATAGTTACTTGTGGTTTAACATCTATAACCATTTATACTCCGAGAGTATTTCTTGTTTGAATATCACCTTGAACCATAAACCCTTGTCCACCTTTTCTTCCAGATAATAAAGAGCGTCTACCTCTTTTACCTGATAAATCAGCAACAGCTTCTTGGTACTGCTCATCTTTCAGCTTTGCTTTTTCTGCCAAAGCGTCTGCACGAGCTTCCCTTCTTTGTTGCCTCATTGAGGCTTCATAAGGACTAGGTGGTGGTGGTGGTGGTGGTCTGTATCCTCCTCCTCCTCCGCACATAGCTACCTCCTTCTTTCATAAATGTTTTTAGGTTTAACATTAAAAACATTAAAATTTCTTTTTGCTATTATAGGTTTACTATATTTATTACCTGCCGTCAACGATCTCCCTTCTCCTGCACCTAACAATAAATATTGTAA